GGAATAAGAATTGGTGCCGCTGTTACCAGCTATGAGGTTCGCATTTCTGGCGGAAAGTCTGTTGGGAACAGTGGGTACGGCATCAACGATTTAGGTGGGATTATTTATCTTGCCGGTAACACTTCGTTGTACAACAACGACTTGGGCGTTTATAACAATCCAACAAACAACATTCAAAACCGAGTGCCTTGGTATTCAGTTGATGATGGGTTTTATCTTGCAAAATCCAGCAATAACCCTATTGTAGTGTTTAACCCGTTTAGTTCGTTCTCTTATGACAGGACTAACAAAGCATTAAATCTTCAAATTGCAAACTCGGCAGCTTCTGCTGGAATTGGCGTTATAACGTTTACAAACAGCTACGTTAATAATTTGCTGCCGTTGTATGCTGGAGCTAATGGTGTAGCAGGTGGTGAGGTTCGCTGGTACGGTTCTACGTCTGGATATATGCGGTTTGTGGTCCCCGCAACCGTAACAAGTACAACGTATACATGGCCTGCTGCCCCGATTAACGGGTATTTTCTGCAAACAGATTCGTCAGGAACTCTGTCTTGGGCTCCTGCTTCTGGGGGTGGCGGAGGCGGGGTAGCTACTGTTACTGCCAGTCTTCCTGTTGTCTCTTCAGGAGGAACAAACCCAATTATTTCTGTAAACTCATCAAGTGCATCTACTGCAAGTTATCTTGTTGAACGCGATCCGAATGGAGATTTTGCAGGGCGCATCATTACTGCAACACAGTTTACTGCCGGATCTAACTTCTATATAACTTTGTCAGGAACGGATGCGGTTTTATCGTTTGACGCAACCGATTATCTGTCGTATGACCGCACAAACAATCAATATAACTTTCAGATTGGCGGCAGTGGTGTTCTTGCGTCAAACACTACCGCGCTTCAGTCTTACAAACCAATCCGTATTCAAGGATCAACATCCGGATACGTCGGGTTTGCTGCACAAGCAGTGGCTGGAGGTACTACTTATACATGGCCTTCCTCCCCGATTGATACTTATTTCCTTAAAACAGACGGGTCTGGCAACCTTTCGTGGGCTGCGCCAGCAGTGGCGGCAAGCGCACTGACTGGCAACACATTAAGTAGTTCAGTTACTTCTTCTAGTCTGACCGGAGTGGGCACAATTGCTACGGGAGTGTGGCAAGGTTCCGCGATTGCTGACACGTACCTTGGAACAATTAGTACCGCCAGCAAGGTAAGTAATTCGGCCACAACGGCCACAAGTGCCAACACAGCAAGTGCTATCGTTGCTCGAGATGCCAGCGGAAACTTTACCGCAGGGACGATTAGCGCAACTCAATACACTGTTGCGGCTAATTATTATTTAACGCTTTCGTCTTCAAATCCAAATATAATATTTGATGCCAATGACTATATAGCTTATAGCCGATCCACTAATGAATATATTGTCTACGTTAATGGGGCAGCAAGATTAAATATTAATGCAAGCAACGTAGCAACTTACACAAACGTATCAATTAACGGTTTGTCACTTGGTACGGGTCCGGGGACTGGAATAAATAACACCATATTTGGTGACACAGCAGGTTCGTCTTTAAGTCTAGGCGCTAACAATACGGTTGTAGGGGCACTGGCTCTTGGCTCATCTGTTAATTCAGGTTCTCATTGTGCGTTTGGGTATGGTGCGCTTAATGCTGTTAATGCAGGGCAATCAAATAGCGCATTTGGTTTTGGAGCATTATCAGCATCAACAAACATTACGAATTCTTCTGGCTTTGGCAAGGGCGCAGCAGTAACTGGCGACAACCAAGTTCAGCTTGGTGATGCGTCCACTACAACATACTATTACGCAATAGCTGCCCGCTCAGACCTGCGCGACAAAACGGATGTTCGGGATACACAGCTTGGTCTTGGGTTTATCAATGCTTTACGTCCCGTTGATTACAAATGGGATATGCGGGACGATTACAAGCCCCCGATGCCAGAGGACCTTACTGACGAAGAGGCAATGACTGCATGGAGAGAGGCTTGCGACCTATCCAACATCACCCATGACGGCAGCAAGAAGCGCACCCGATTCCATCACGGGCTGATCGCCCAAGAAGTCAAAGCTGTTCTTGACGCTCAGGGAATCGACTTTGGTGGGTACCAAGATCACAAAGTTAAGGGTGGCCAAGATGTTCTGACGATTGGATACGATGAACTGATTGCCCCGCTCATCAAGGCAATCCAAGAACTAACCGCCCGTGTGCAGGAGTTGGAGGCTAAGTAATGCCTTTTTGCGCCGTCTGTACCGGTGAGTTTGCTAAAGACGATCTCATCATACATGGGCGCAAAGACTACTTCCTCTGTAGTGGATGTAAAGCAGACGTAAACCGACTATCTCGTTTTGGGCTGGCCCCAGCAGATTTTGAACTGCTTTTAAAAATTCAGGGGTATAATTGTGCGGTTTGTCAACAGCCCCTCAAGCTAAAGCAGTTCAAGTTTGCAGTAGATCACTGCCATGATTCTGATGATGTTCGAGGGGTGCTGTGCAAACGCTGCAATACGGCGCTAGGTATCTTTTATGACGATCCTGATTTAATTCTGCGAGCGGCTGAGTACCTGAACAACCCGCCAGCTTTGGGTGTCGTAAAACGGCATGATGGGCGCAAGAAGGTTACGTTTCTACGGAATGAATACGTAAAGAGGCACGGCGATGGAAATAGTTGAACTCTTCTTGAAAGCGTGGCCCGTGCTACTAGGTATCGTGACGCTCATCATCGTGCTGTCCAAACTTGACCTACGGGTTGCGGTCCTTGAGGAAAAGGTCAAATCCGCATTCGAGATCATCAACAAGATGAAGGACAAATAATGAGCGAAAAACTTGAGGCCAAAAGCCAGCTTATTGAGAAGACCGCGTTTGCCGTCTTACCAATTTTGTTCACGTGCGTTGTGTATCTGATGAGTGCGCTCGATAAACTCACGCATGAGGTTACTGTACTTAACGCCAAGATCAGCCTTGTTGTTACATCTGACAACAAGCAAGCCGTGAACTCTGGTGCTGAACTTGCGCGAGAAAAGTTGCGGCAAGAGCTTGAGAAAGAGATTCAGCGCAACCGTGACATGATTCACGACAACCAGAAGCACATCAGTATCATTGAAGACAGAATGGCGAGGAAATAATGGCTGACTTCAACGCTGCTTTTGAGCAGATGATCCGCGACGAGGGCGGTTATGTTTTACACACTGTTCCCGGTGATACCGGAGGGATGACTTATGCAGGAATTGCACGAAACAAAAACCCCCAGTGGGGCGGATGGAATCTCATTGACCATAAAGAAATCAACAATCCGCTCCTTACTGGGATGGTACGTGGATTCTATAAAGCTGAGTTTTGGGATCGTTTACGAGGCGATGAAATCACGAATCAAGTCGTTGCGGAATCGGTTTTCAACTTCGGCGTAAATACTGGGATGGGCGTTGCGGTCAAGCTGGCACAGTTGATTGTTGGTGCTACGCCAGACGGCGCGGTTGGTGACAAGACCGTAGAGAAGTTCAACAATGTTGAACCGGAAGCGTTTCGGAAAGCCTACGCGCTGGCAAAAATTACGAGGTATGCCGACATCTGTAATAAAAATCGCACCCAATCTAAATTCCTTCTTGGCTGGATCAACCGTACTTTGAAAGGGCTGAAGTAATGGACTTGATAGGTATAGGATCGATAATTGAAGGCGTCGGCAAGGTTGCGGACTCGTTGGTCACAACGGACAAGGAACGCCTTCAGATGGCGTTGGAAGACCGCAAGTTGGACTTGGAAGAGAAAAGGATTGACCAAGCCACTGATTTGGCACAAGTTGAAATCAACAAGATTGAGGCCGGTTCATCTAGCCTATTTGTCAGCGGTTGGCGTCCTGCTGTGGGCTGGATTGGGGTTCTGGGTCTGGCTTACCAATTTCTTGGCTACCCTCTGATGCAGTGGCTATGGGCTTTCGGGCAGGGAGTCGATATAATTCCCAAAGGGCTGGCCCCACCTCCTGACTTGCAGGTTGAGCAGTTGATGACCCTCCTTGCTGGCCTTCTTGGGTTTGGTGGGATGCGTAGCTTTGAGAAGCACAAGGGCGTTGCGAGCAAATAATGCCGTTATCAAAGATCATCTTTAAGCCCGGAGTCAACCGGGAAAACACTCGGTACACTAACGAGGGGGGATGGTTTGAGTCCGACAAAGTGAGATTTCGACAGGGCACACCTGAAGTTATAGGCGGATGGGAGCGTATCTCAAATACTACGTTCCTTGGTGTTTGTCGGTCGATGTGGAACTGGACCACTTTGGCTAATGCAAACTTGGTAGCTCTTGGAACAAATGTAAAGTTTTACATTGAAAACGGCGGTATTTACTACGATATAACTCCTATTAGAGTTACTACTACTCTTGGATCAAACCCATTTTTAGGTAATGGCACAACAGTTACGGTGACTGCCACAGCGCATGGTGCGACTACTGGGGATTACGTTACGTTTAGTGGAGTGACGGGAGCTTACGCTTCAACGCTAAACGCTGAATTTGTCATTACAGTTGTAAATGACAACTCGTACACCATCACTGCTGCTGTTCCTGCTCCTGCAACTGGCGGGTCTGCTGTTAGTGCAGCGTATCAAATTAATGTTGGATCGGCGGTTCAACAAGCCATATCGGGGTGGGGAGCGGGTACTTGGGGTGCTGGTACTTGGGGGTTTGGTGGAACCGGCCCTTCTTCACTAAGAATTTGGAGCCAAAACAACTTTGGTCAAGACCTTGTGTTTGGGCCAAGAGGTGGGGCAATTTACTACTGGGCAGCAAACAGCGGGACTGGAGTTAGAGGAGTTGCCTTAAACACCCAAGGCGGGAACGTAACTTTTACTGTTGGGCCTCCAACGGTTGTTACGCTAACAAGTATCTTGACGGACGGTACTGCGGTTCAGTTTGCAGTGCCTTCAGGAGGGTCGTTGCCGACTGGGATATCAGCAGCTACAACGTACTACTTGTTTAACGTCAATGGGTTAACAGCTAACTTACTTGATTCCAATGGTGCTCAGGTAACGGTTTCAACTGCTGGATCCGGTGTTTATATATCATTGTTAGTTGATGTCCCAACAGTTCAAAACTACTTGTTCGTATCTGATACAAGCAGATTTGTATTTGCGTTTGGGGCTAATGATTATGGATCAGCTACACAAAACCCAATGTTAGTTCGGTGGTCGGATCAAGAAAACATCCTTGAGTGGACGCCTGACGCAACAAACCAAGCGGGAAGCATTCAGCTATCGCACGGGTCTAACATTGTTACGGCTGTTCAGACTCGTCAAGAGATTGTGGTTTTCACTGACTCTACTGTGTATTCACTACAGTACCTTGGTCCCCCGGTGGTCTGGGGCTCTCAGTTGCTTGGCGATAACATTTCCATCATTAGTCAAAGCTCTGCTGTTGTAGCTTCGGGTGTGATCTATTGGATGGGAGTAGATAAGTTCTACATGTACGACGGTCGGGTTCAGACGCTGAACTGTGACCTCCGTAAGTTTGTGTTTTCGGACATCAATCTTAATCAAAAGCAGCAAGTGTTTGCTGGTACAAACGAAGGGTTCAATGAAGTTTGGTGGTTCTACTGTTCTGAAGCCAGCGAAACAATTGATAAGTACGTTGTGTACAACTACATTGAAAAGGTTTGGTACTACGGCACTATGGCCAGAACCGCGTGGCTTGATTCTGGGCTGCGGAATTACCCCCAAGCGGCAACCTACCTAAGAAACATTGTTAACCATGAGTATGGCCTAAACGACAACGCAACAGGAACTGCCGCTCCTATTGATGCTTACATCTCATCATCAGAGTTTGACTTAGACGATGGGCACAACTTTGGGTATGTGTGGAGGGTTTTGCCTGATTTGACGTTTAATGAATCATCAAACTCCCCAACTGGAGAAGTGCCAAAGGTGACAATGACGCTGTACCCGATGCAGTCAGCCGGGTCTGGCGCAAGCACTCCAGCTAGTGCAAACGTATCAAAGATAGCAGCTTACGATATCACTGAAGAGTTCACCGGGATCATCTACACCCGTGCTCGGGGCAGGCAGATTATATTCAAAATTGGGTCTAACCAAATCAATACTTCGTGGCAGTTAGGTGCGCCTCGTTTTGACTTCCGTCCGGACGGCAGGCGATGAGCTACTTGGTTACATCTAACGATCCGCTATCGCAAGCAATTGCGCCTAACTTACCTCTGGCTCCAGAAGAGTACGACCGTAGGTATCTTGACCAACTTAATAGCGTTTTACGTTTGTATTTTAACCAGCGCGATAAAATTATTGGTCAATTAAAAACCAATTTTCCTATGACAGTAGCTGAGTTACCTAGTGCTGCTGATGCTGGCGTGGGGTCACGGGCGTTTGTAACTAACTCTTCTGTATCCACATTTGGCACTACGGTAGCCGGTGGTGGGTCAACCAAGGTGCCTGTATATTCAGACGGCACAAATTGGAAAGTGGGCTGATTATGGCTGACCTTAACTCTCTTCTTGCTGAGTTGGGTGGGGATAAGCCTCAAAACCGAGCTATTGCCGAGGGCCTTCAGAAGCAAGGTATTGGTAGTGTAAAAGACATTGGCGTAAAGAAGATTCCTGTCGCGGGTCACTTTGAAGGTACGGACGAAGCGGCCCGCTACGTCCCAGAAACCACCGAGAACGCCTACTTCAACAAAGCTACTGGTGAGGAAATCAACCCTACCCGTTTGGGTATCTATCAAGTAGATAAAAACGGCAAAGCTCAAGGCGACATCTTCTTTCACCTAAACGCTGACGACCAAGGCAACGTTAGTTTCCGTCCTCAGTGGAGCCCAAGGGCCCACGGCTTCTTGCGTGACAACGCAGTCGGCCAAGCGATCATGGCTATTGGGTCGATTATTCCATCCCCGATCCAGCCGTTTGTTATGGCCGCTAAGGGGGCGGACACCTTAGCCCATGCTAGTACTCCTCTTGGTTATTTAAGTGGTTTGGCTAGTTTAGCTGGCGCTGGGCTTACTGGTGCTGGGTTGATTGGTGGTCCAGATATTGTCGGGTCTGATTGGGCTGCGGGTGCGCCAACTACAGGTCTTGGAAACGCCACACTCCCCATAGATGTTACGGCTGGATCTTATTTATCTACGTTAAAAAACGTTGCTGGTGGGCTAAAGAATGCTGTCACTGGGTTGAACGTATATAACGCAGTTGATCAAGGGAACTTACTTGGAGCGGTAAATGCTCTCACTTCCAATTCTAATCTTGCTGGGGGCCTTGGTAGTACTCCTATTGGTGGTACTGGGTTTAATCTTGGAGATGTTGGTAATGCTGCATCGTTAGCATCAAACTTAGCTTCTGGAAACCCCAACATTGGTGCTGCGCTTGGATCCGTAGGTTCGCTAACTGGCAGTCAAGATCTAAGTAACATTGGTAAAGGCGTCTCCTTAGCTCAAGGTATTATGTCTGGCAACCCAATGAGTGCGCTTAACTCAATCATTGGGTTGGGTAAGCTAGGCGGTACTGGTACAAGTGCTGCACCGACTCAGTTTGATACTAGTGCTTTTACAAATTCGGCTTTGCAACAACCGGTTGACGCTGGTTTAAGCGCCATAAACACGGCAGGAACTAACACGGATTTAACCGCAACAAACGCGGCAGGGGGAAATAACATGGATGATGATTACGAAGTAGAACAGTACCTACAGAGCCTGCCCAGCGGATATTCCGACATTGGCCTCGGCGGGTACGACTTTGATAGCTCGGACCTGAGCAACTACATCAGTAGTTTAGACTTTGATAACAGTAATTTTACAGCTAATCACCAAGAGTTAGCAAACCGAGATATTGACCCTGAACAATACGCTGAACAACGTGCGGCTGAACAGGAAACTTCACCAGCAGAAACAAGCTCGGTAGCTAACCTCCCTAATTTTAATACTGGCCTTTATTCCGGGTTCGATTCTTCGTATGGAGATACGCCTGAAAGACCTACGGGGGTTGGGCCACTTGCTGTTTGGAGCCCCACAACTGGAATGTGGGAAGAAAGGGATGATGCTGGTAACGTCCTTAAATACACTCGAAGCGGTACTTTGCTTACTGACCGAGGAACTGGTCCGGGGTTTGATGCTAGCGGAAAACCAATTGCGGGAATTCCCCAAAAATTAACTACTACAACGGCAACCACTCCCCCTAAAACCGGTACGGGTGCTCCGTCTAATCAACCACAAGGAACTGGTTTAGGGTCGCTTCTTCCGTTGTTGCTAATGATGTACGCAGCTAACCAAAGTAATAAAGGTGGTTCTGGGGCTCCTGCGGCAACTATTCCAGCGTTGACGGCGACTCAAACACAAACCCCTTATACAGAGCAAACACAATACCCTACATATCGTCCGGGTCAGGGTGGAATTAGTTACTTCAATCCTGTACAGTACGCACCTAGGATGGCTGCTGGTGGTATTGCTGGGCTTGGTGCAGCAAGTGGGCGTTTTTTAAAGGGCGCGGGGGATGGTGTATCTGACTCTATCCCGGCTACAATAGGGTCTAACCAACCAGCTAGATTAGCTCGTGGGGAGTTTGTCGTAGACGCTCGAACTGTATCGGAGTTAGGCAATGGATCTAGCGAAGCGGGTGCAGATAAGCTGCTCAAAATGATGGAGCGCGTACATCAAGCCCGTAAAAAAGCAGGTCGAGGCAAAGATTCCCACGCCGACCGGCACATGCCAGCGTAAGGACTAATAATGACCACAATTGCAGCTACTGGCGGTACGGCGGGTTCATCACTCCCAGCAGCGGGAGGAACTTCTACGCAAGGGTTGGCTCCTTGGGCTGCGGGGTACATAACCGACTACCTTGGTAAAGCGCAAGCTCTAGCCAACACACCATACCAGACGTACAAAGGCCCACTAACGGCTGGTGCGTCAGACCTACAAACTAAAGCGTTCCAAGGTATTGGTAACCTAAGTGTTCCTAATCAAGGGATGTACACACCTGTTGGTGGTACGTTTGCTTCGCCCGGAGATATAACGGTTGGTGGTGCTGGCTCCGGAGCAGGGGGCCAAGTGTCAAATCAAGTTCAGCAGTACATGAACCCATACCTAGAGGCTGTCCTTAATCCACAGTTAGATGCGCTTCGCCGACAGAATCAAATTGCTCAAAATGCAATTGGGGCTAAGTTCGCTGGCTCAGGTGCTTTTGGTGGCGGTCGGCAAGCAATTGGTCAGGCTCAGTCCAATGCGGAATTGGCTAGGAACCTAAACCAGACAGTTGGTAAAGGGTATGCAAGTGCATTTGATGCGGCACAGCAACAGTTCAATACTGAGCAGCAGCGCAAGATTCAAGAAGCCCAGTTTGGCGCTGACTTTGGGTTAAAAGGACTTGCAGCTAATCGAGATTTGTTGCAACAGATGGCAAATATGGGTGAGACCCAGCGAGGCATTACGGCTGAAGGGATTGCTGCGGATAAGGGTGAGTTTGAGAAGCAACGTGAGTATCCGTACAAGCAGTTGCAGTTCCAACGCGATGCGCTGACGGGCTTGCCGACGTCTTCAGTAACTAATACTCCATCTGAACTGAGTGGGATTGCTCAACTGCTCGCCTCCTTGGGTGGTATTGATAAGCTGCTAGGTGTGACTGGGCAAGGTAGTTTGGCGGATATCTTTAAGTCGTCAGGAATTGGGGATCTGTTTAAAGGTCTGTTCAATACTAGCAATACTGCGGCTACAGTTACTGGCACCGGGGCTGGGACTGGGACTGGGGGTATTAAATGAACTTAATTCAAATTCAAGACGATCTTCGTCAGCTACCTAATACTCCTCAGACCCTTCAACTGTTGGCGCAGTATGCCAACGGTATGAATCCAACTGTGCCACCCTACGTGGCACTAGGGGAACTGCAAGCCCGCAACAAGCGGATGCAGCAGCTAGCGCAACAACAGCAAGCTGGTCAACAACCCCAAGGCACGGTTAGTGAGCAAGTTCAGCAGCAAGCAATGGCTACGGCTGCGCCCCAACAAGCCCCACAACAAATGCCTCAGCAGCCACAACCCCAGCAACAGGCTGGTATAGCTGGTCTCCCTGTCCAAGATAACGTGGCTAAGTTTGGCTCGGGTGGGATTATTGCCTTTAACGAAGCTGGTGGAGTAGATGCCGCTGTTAAGGCTGCTGCCAAAGAAACTGACGATGACGACGATGATGAAGCCACTACTGGTGAATACTTAAAGCCATCTAGAGAAGTACTTGCGAAACTAGAAGCGCAGGCGGAGAACCTTAGAAGGCGAAAAGCGCCTAGTCCGGGTGAAAGCCCAGAAGTGGCCCGTGCTCGCTTAGCAAAAGAAAACCCCGCTCTGTTTGGATCGTTGGTTAAACCAATCGGTGGGGATGTTGAAGCTAGGTTAACGGATCTGCAAAAAGCCCAAGCAGCCGAGTACGCTAAGCAACGCGAAGAAGCTCAAAAGTCCAAGCCGAGTCTGTTCCAACAGTTGGGCGAAGCTGCGATTGGTAGCCGTGGGCAGTATGGACGTAGTGCGCTGGCTAGTATCCTTGGGGGTTACTCAAGCATAGCTAACAAGCAAGAGCAACAAATGCTTGAGAAAGAGCAAGGGTTGCGCATGAAAGAGCTTGAACTACAGCAAGCTAAGTCTGATGTGCTCAACAAACTTGACGAAGCCCGACGCGCTCACGCTGAAGGTCGCTTTGACGATGAGCAGAAGTTCCAAGTCGAAGCCGCCAAAATTGCTAACACCCACAACACAACCGTTGCTAACCTACTCGGCAAATCAATTGCCGCCGCTGCTAGTGTTGCAGGTAAAGAAAGTGCGGCAGATACTGTGGCTAGGGCTAAGATTGCAGCGGCTAGGATTACTGCAAGCAAAATCCCACGTACAACTGACGCACAAGATCAAGTCGCAGCGTTGATGGCTGACATAAAAGCAAAGAACCCCAATATGTCTGACGTTGAAGCCAAAGCCGAGGCTATCCGTCA